CACCAGCGCCACCACCGCCACCCGCTTGAGCGCCTCCACTACCACCACCTGCAATTACAAGGTAGTCAACAACAATCTTAGGATTAAACGTCACAGTCTCACTTGTCGTGCTAGTCGCAGTCACAGAGTAGATGTTGAATCCACCAGAAGTAGACAGAGATGAAGTTACGCCACCAGAGAATGTCGCAGTTACGTTGTCAGGTACTTTGATAACGACAATGCCAGAGCCGCCTGCTTTTCCGGGTTGATTATCACCCCCGCCTCCACCACCACCGCCAGTATTGACGGTTCCAGCGGTTGCATTATCGGTGGTTCTTTGCCCACCATTACCGCCTCCGCCTACACCGCCCGTCCCGCCAGTAGCAGAATCATTATTTCCAACGCCCGAACCACCTCCACCACCACGGGGAACGCTTGAGCCTGTGATTGATGAGGATGTTCCAGCACCTCCAGCAACACCGTTATCACTCGACGATGACGTTGCTCCTACTGCGCTTGCGCCGCCACCTCCGCCACCTGCAATCTCTCCTTGACCAGAAGCATTGGATGCACCACCATTACTTCCTTGAGATGGGCTAGTGCTTGGCGTGTTTCCTGTGCCTCCACTAACATTTGTATTGTTTTGATTTCCAGCACCGCCACCTGATCCACCATCTGAACCCGCAAATTGACCAGTTCCAGACCCACCTCCACCACCTCCGGCAGAAGTATTGCTAGAAAATACAGAATCAGAACCGTTAGAACCACGCAATGTAGCACTTGAAGAACCATTGCCGCCAGCGCCTACTGTAACTGTGTAGGTCTGACCAAAAACGATTCCTTGGGTTGTGCTTGATCGATAACCACCAGCACCGCCACCACCACCCCTAGTATGCCCACCGCCTCCACCACCAGCCACCACTAGCAAGTCGCTAACAGGTGCGCCAGCAAGGAAAGTAACAGTCTCGCTAGTAGTAGATGTAGCCGTTACTGTGTATACGTTGTATCCAGCAACCGCAGTAGATAAAGTTGAAGTTACACCAGATGAGAATGAGGCATAGTGCGTAGATGGGATTTTGATGATAACGACACCAGAGCCGCCAGCGCCGCCGCCGCCGGCGATGCCGGAGCCAGAACCTCCACCCCCTCCAGTATTTACAGTTCCACTTCCACCCGCCCCTGAAGTTGATGCAGTTCCACCACCTCCAGAGCCAGCAGTACCAGAAGTACCTACGTTGGTTCGACCTGCGCCGCCACCTGCTCTTGTTACCGATGAGCCTGTGATTGATGAAGCAACACCGTTTCCACCGTTGCCACCCACTTGAAACGCAGCATTAGTTCCAGCAGCACCAGCACCGCCGCCTCCACCACCAGCAGAATATGTTGCATCGTCTGTTAAACCACTACCACCTGCATATCCTTGATTAGTGGTTCCAGAACCTCCTGCGCTTGGATTTCCTGTGGCTCCATAGCCCCCACCACCTCCAGAGCCACCTGCACCTCCACCGGCTTGCTGACCTCCCAAACCACCGCCAGTAGAAGTAATTGTGCTAAATACAGAATTTGAACCTTGACTGCCATTTGCATTTGAACCGCCACTTCCTCCAGCGCCAACCGTTACAATGTAAGAAGTTCCAACCGCAAGACTTAAAGATGATTCAGCAGACGCACCACCGCCGCTAGTCCCTGCACTTGTGCGATAACCTCCAGCACCGCCAGCACCATAACTAGATGCCCCACCACCACCCGCTACAACAAGGTAGTCAGCAAGGATAGTCGGTGCACCCTGCCCAGCAAGAAGAATCTGAAAGATTCCGGTCATGTCTTAACTCACATTTCCTGTGATTACGCAGACGTTAGCGTTTGCAAACAAGATCGTAGCCACACCACGGGTAGCCAAAGATACGTTGGCTTTATCGGTGTCAGTACCGGCAATATAAGCCGTGCTGATCGCACAATTGACCGTTACGGCAGCATTAGTGTTGTTAAATAGCGAGATTGCATCGCCCTCGGCAAAAGTACCGTCAGGAATCGTAATAGAACCTCCGCTACCAATTTGTACGTACTCACCAACATCACCAACAGCAAGCGTGTAAGAACCTGTCTTGGTGCCTACTGGCGGTATATTTCTAAATCCAATACGGTAGCCTGATCCGCCCTCTGTAAACGATATGGCATTGGCACCTGAGTTGTAAATTCCAGTATCCGTGTCATCTGTAAAGCGCAAAGAAGGAGCAGCCGCATTGCCGTTAGCCAAAGAAACAATGCTTACGGTTACGTTTCCGCTAGAAATGTTAGCGCCAGCAATGTTTGCAGCCGTAATTCCGGTCAATGTGCCGCCAGTAATGACTACGTTACCTGATTGCAGGTTAGTGACGTTAGCCGTAGTCAGATTAGCCTGAGTAGCCGTGACATTGGTAAATGTTGCATTGCCAGAACTAATGTTTGCGCCAGCGATATTGGCTGCTGTGATTCCAGTAAACGTTCCACTTGTAACCGTTACATTAACAAGGGTGACGTTACTTAAAGTTTCTACGTCAACATTGACGTTATCCAGCGTTACGTTGCTGATAACTCCGCCAGTAATTGTGACGTTGCTTGCCTTTAAGTTGACAAGCGTTTCTGCGCCACTGTTAATGCCGTTTATAGCATTAGCAAGTGTAGAGAAGTTAGTGTCTAACTGCGATAGCGGTATAGACGTAGTAGCGCTAGCAAACGTATTAGGAATAGTTACCGGAAGTGCCATTTAGAACCTCGCTCTCAATTCATGCTCCATCTGGAAGCCGTTAATGGTGAACGGAGTCGTTGCACCAGTTAGTGTAATGCCAAGGTATTTGCCATACATCTTAGCGTCAGATTTGTACAAATAATAGTCTGTTCCACCAGTAACGGTAGAAGAAGTCCAACCAATTGGGGTGCCACTAGAATTAGTCCACTGAACCACTTGGCTAGAGTTATTGATCCAATCAATAGAGTTAGCAAATGTTATGGCTGGTGACTGTTGGTTTTCAGAATCAATAAAGGCTGTGAAGTCTGCAAAACCAGTGCCAAGGGTAGCCTCAATACCGACTTTCAAAGCCTGTTTGTCCCTGATTGGATCGCCCATAGGCCACAAGGCTGAAACCACTTCCCAACTAATACCGCTGGTTGAGTTTTGGTAAAACTTAATCAAGTTCTGGCCCGTAGTGCCATACATGATGATGTTGCCTGATATGACTGCCGAAGCCGTGCGGGTAACCGTATCGCCTTGGCTAGTAAAGAACCACTTACGGTCAAAGAACACGGCTTGAATCTCACGCGGCGTGGTGGTTCCATTTGTAGGTTCATTGTAAGTAAACGTCCACGCAGCGCACAAAATGTTGTTAAGCAACACCTGTCCGGCAGTGATCGGCTTGGTAAAGTCTACGTCTGGAAATATCCCGTCAATGTCATCGCTGATCTTTGACGTTGTAGCGCCGACCAGAGCGTAGATACCATAGCGGTTCATAAACAGCATGGATCGAAAATACGGGAAAATGGCGTATTTGAAGCCAGAACCAATGGAAGCGCTGACGTTGGTATTGGTAAAGATTGTCTCGCCAGTGGTGCTATTGACCCGCACATCGGAAAAGACGTTTATTGAGTCTTCCCCAAAAATGTACAAAAAGTTGTTAGCAGCAATAATTGCCGCTATGTCTGTTCTTAGCGTTGAATCGGTTAGCGTAATGAATCCGCTAGATACCGATATAAAGTCATTGTAAGTGTCAGCAGCACTGTAGTAAACCGTGCGACCATCAGCAATCCAAGTACGACCACTGAAAGTGGCAATACCAGTGCCATTTTGACTAAAAAGAGTGCAAGTGACATTAGCGTTTGAGCCAGTAGGATCGGTGATCGTGACTGTAGGTGCAGATGTGTACCCACTACCCGCTTCTGTAATGACGATTTGAGAAACTGCATTTCCGACTAACACCACCTCTCCGGTAGCCGTTACCCCACCCGTTTCTCCGGGCGTTCCAAAAGTAACCGTTGGGGCTGAGTAATTGCTACCACCATTGTTTACAGTAACCGTACCAATTGAACCAATACTAACTAAATTTGTTCCGTCCCAAGTTTTATAGCCTTTGGCTGGATCAATAATTAGGATTCGGTCATTTTTCCACTGCACAATTTGCATATTGGCATTGGAAAAGGTGTTTGCAGGGGCAAGATTGGCAAGCGTATTAGTCTCAACGTTGACGTATTGAGCGCGTCCATCTTCCTGAAACGCAAACATAAATTCGGTATTATTGATATTTGCCGAGGCCATGTAACTGACCGTGTTAGCAAAAGCAATATTAGCCAGCGTATTTGGAGCGTTTACAATCTTAATATTGCCGTAGCCGATTGGTTGGGTGTTTTCTAGCCAAGCAAACTCACCCTCACCGATAGCGGTGCGGTTATTCTTGACGTTTACGCCCTTAAAGTCCTTGCTTACGAAATAAGACTTTTTTTGCTCTACCGCAGCCATTTAGTACCCCGACTGATAAACAGACGGTAGGCGGCGGGTAAAGGTGCTATTCAACGCACCGAGGATTTGCTTCGTGTATTCTTGCTTGAAGATTTCCGATTCGCCGTAACTTTGTTCTTGATACTTGGCTTTGCTTGCTGCGTAGTACGCGACTGCTTCGTAGTACGGACTTGGGATGTCTGTGTCGGGCTGCGACCCAGTGACAAGAGCCGATGGAAGAACGACAGTATCCAATTCGATTTCATAGGCTTGATCCGGTTTTGGCCCTATGTAGATAGTTTTAGCCCCATATATCGAAAAGCCAATTGGCCTTCCGTTGTAGTTTTGCCAGAAACGCAATTGAGCATTGAAATCCGTCCAAGCCATGTAGTACATAGGCCAGCGACTATCACCCCAATAAAGGTTGATATTAAGAATATCAATTGTATTGTTGCCCTGCGTCAGGTCAGAGTAGTCGATAGTCTCATCGCCTACAGTCAGCGTGTAAGTTTGCAGGATTCGGCGGCACCCGGAATCTTGTACCGTGTGGCCTCTAGCATCGTTAATGTAATCTGTTAGTTCTTGGTCAGTCCAGAAATTACCATTAACGTCATGCAGCAATCGCCGCGTTTCGGTGATGTATTCGTTTAGAGTAGGCATCTTTTACCATTACTGTAACTGCTGGACTTTTGCCACACCTCTGCTCTCAGCCTTTTGGACTTTGGGCATTGGTGCGGCTACTCGTTCCACCACCGGGGCTGACAAGTGGACTTTTTTTGCAGGCTCAGATGAAAATGAAACGGTCTGCATACGCTCTACAGCGCGGGGCAGATCAGTATTCATCTTCATCCAACCAAGCCTTACAAAATATGGCTCTTTATTATCATCGCCGTAACCAAGAATGTGTTTGGCAGCATCTAGTGACAGTTCCACTTCTTTGCCGTTTTCAAACGTGTATTCCACGTTTTCATAGCGACCAACAAACGGAACGCCTCTATTGGTGACAAACACACTATTGCTCATAACGTGACAATATCTCCATAGATCGCTACGTCACAGGTAATACCTGTAGCCGCAACGTTTACGTTGAAATACAAGGCAGGTGCAGTAAACACATTGGCGTTTGCAGCAGAAGACAACGTAAGATTTACATACGATGCCGTGCTGGACGCGCCAGTTAATGTTTGAGTATCAGCAACATCGGTACCAGTTGCCGCCGTTGAGGTATGAACCCCAACGTCAGCACCAGTAGCAGCAGCGCTAAAATTGCTCAAAGTAACTTGACGCACAATGTACTTATTGCCTTCCTGAACGGAAATTACAGTGTCTCCAGCAGTGCCAATTGATTGGCCTTGCAAGAAACCAAGGCGCTTATATCCAAAACCATCTGGATATTCACGGCCTACGGCATTTGCGTCCATGATGCCTCCTTAAACGTTACCGAAGGTTTCGGGAGCCGCTTGTTCGCTGCCGACAACAACATACGTAGAAGTTGCCAACTGGTTGCCCAAGTTGGTAATCCGCACGTTGGTGCCATCTGCAATCATAAAGCCACCAGTATTGTTTGCTAAAACGGTAGCAAAACCTGTACCGGCAGATGAGTTATTCACCTGAACAGCAACGTTTGCTACGGGATAGAAAACATAAGAACCAGCGTCAAGCACAGAAGAAGCACCTGAAGTCAGGCCAGTAGAACCTGCAACAAAGTACGCAGCCGTGCTGTTTGCATTAGCGCTTGCTAAGAGGATTTTATTTAGTGCGAGTGACATGATCTATTTCTCCTTTACAGTGTCAAAGAGTTGTAGCCAGTCACTTTGGTCATCGACTTAGGCTTGGTGCTTACCATTTCGGCAATCATCAGAACCGCGCCAACGTAACCAATCTGGAAGTTTGGCAGAGTCGATTCAAAGCCAGTGAACGCAAACGAAGCCTGCTCATGGATGTACATGGACAGATAGTTTGTGTTCAATAGGTACAGAGTACCTTCTGGGCAGTACGGATCAGGATAGATAGGAACGCCAGCAACCATCAGGGCGCGGAACGCAGCCTGTGGGCCATTGGCATCAGCATCAAATCCGGAACCCGGAGTAATCATGTACTGTTCTTGGCCTACGTAGTCTTGAGCCAGAAGCGTCCAAGTACCAAAGCCGCAAACGCCGAAAGTAGGTACTTCAGCGCAGTTCTTAACGGTACCGGAGATGTACTGGAGTACGTTCTGACGGGTCGGGTTAACCGAACCAGCAGCGTATTCCTTAGAAGCCCACCACGAATACTGGCTACGGCTGATATTGCCGTATGTACCCGATGAGTCAACAGCGATAGGCAAGCCCGTAAACTGCTGAGTGTCAGACGTATTTGTGTAGAGCGAGGTAGCCATTGCGTCCATCATTACGTTGGTCGCATCGTTCATACGTGCTTCGATCAACGGGATGATGGCGTAATCTTGCTGCACTGCGCCTTCCATGCCGAGGAAAGGAACCGGAGAAACTAGAAGTTTCAGGTTGAATTCCGCGTTGTAAGCGCCCTGCTGTACGCTAGGCTGTGCAAAGGAGCCGGAGTAATCCGACCACTGAGCGTTAACAAACTGTGACCCTTGGACAGGCACAGTCACCGATGACACACCGCCGGAAGCGGTTTGACTATTGGCGATCAGTGCAGCCATGAGGGGCGTAGAGTTGTAAATCTGCACGACCATCTTGGGAATAAACGCACGGCGCGTTACATACGTAAGTTCCGTGTATTGTTGACTCCCAGAGGCCGGTATAATTCCTCCGCCAATAGGCATTTTTAATCTCCTAGAAAAAAGCCCCTAAACCAATAAAATCAAAAGCCAATAGGCTTCGGATTTTTCCTAAATTCGCTTAATGCTGCATGAGCCGCGTCACGTGCCGCACCAACAGGATTCTTCATAAAATCCTTGGTATTAAACTTCGACATTACGGGCTGCGGAAACTGCGATGGTGTAGGCGCTGCCGCTTGCTTCATCCACGAATGGTATTCAGCAGCGGTTTCGTGATTTGCAATACCTTTTTCAACCATGATCTTCTCGACTTCCTTGATTTCGTCTTCGGACTCGACAAGACCCTTCTTGACTAGGGTATCGCGGCGTTTTGTTAACTCTTCCCGCGCTTCCTTAGCCCGTAGTTTGTCTTCTAAAGACTTAACACGGTCTTCGGCTTGCTGAAGGACTGAGTTAGTACGCTCTTCAATTTCAATCTCAGGGATTGGAACATCCGGGCGTACTTGCTTAGTAAGTTGAAGAAATGATCTGCGCGTCTTTGGGTCTTCAGCCAAAGTCTTTGCAAGCATTGCCAACTCTTGTTGTGCTTCTACGGATAAATTCTCTAATGACATTTTGTTAGCCCCTTTCTGTCAATTAGATGACTTTTTTACCGTCACCCGGCTTACCAAGAGTCATTTTGTTCTTGGGGCCAATTTTGTTTGGAGCAGTTAAGCCGCCAAACTCTGCAAAGCGCGGAGTGTTGACGATTTGACCGTTCTGCTGAGTGTTATCTGTGGGTCGGCGCGGAGCCAGATTGCCACGTGGTTTGAAGAGTTCCATTTACTTCTCCTTAAATGGGTAATGGAGGTTGTTGAGTTCCGGGTGCTGGTGCTGCTGCGACTGCCCTTGCTTCAGGGGTTGCACCACCCGCCTGCGGCAAGGTTTGAATCAAATTCATGATCTCTGCTGGCATGAGTTGACGGGTATCAGACTCACGCTCTCCGAATTTTGCCGTAATCTTTCCAACAACATCCTGAAGTGCCATGCCCTCTTCGGACTCAAGGCCAAAGGTCTGCAAGGCGTTCTGGATCATATCGAGCGCCATCATCACGTTCAAACGTGCTTGCTCCATGTTGCCCGACTGTGGCTCAGGCGTGGTCATTGGGGATGGCATAGGCGCAGTCTGGCTGGCCTGCTCGTTGGGAGGAGGTGTCGGTTGTGGTTGCTCAGACTTGAGCATATCCATCATTTCTTTGCTTGAAACAGCCATATGTAATCCTGTTCCTATGATGTGCGGATTTTCAATTGAGACAAACTATAGTGTCAACCAAAAAAAAGGGCGTGACTGCATTTTCGCCACTTATGATTTCCTCATGTAACGTGTCCCGTATGAAGTTTTGGGGAACCCTCCACGCTGTGCTTGGCGTGAATAAGAGATTCTTCCCATGCTTCGTTCAGTATCTTTGATGGATGTTTCCGTAGCACGGGGCTGATCGCCGGTGCGGAGGTTTCCTTCTGGTTGGTTAGGCAGGGCCGCCATCTATCTCTCCCGGTTGAGGTGCGATTGGCTCTTGGCCTTGAGGAATCTCAGGGCTTTGAGGCGTTTGTACAGTTTGAGTCTGTTTTTTCAAGTCTTCAAGCAGTTGTTGCTTCATGGGCGGGTCAATCATCTCGATCAAGCGCTCTTTGCTAATAGTTCCGGCCTGATACAGGCTGAAAGCCATCTCTCGCTGGTCTTCCATGAAGATTGGACTATTACTGTGCGCGTCCACTTTCACTGTGAAATCATCGGTAAACTGCTTGGCTATAAACTTATTACCCTTTTCATCAACGTAAACGGTATCGTCATATACCATCATCATCTTCAGATAGAGGGTTGCCAGTTTCTCCAAGGCGCTTTCAATGACCAAAGCGCGTTTTTTAGCGCGTGAAGAGCCGAGTCGAGCCAGTTGGGAGGCGTGTCCAGCACTACGAACACCACTTTCACCCCGGCCTTGCAGAACGGAAACGATACCTGAAGCCTCCGCAAACATGGCATCAATCTCAGCAATCTCACGAAATATGTCATTTGGTATGTCTGGAGCAAACTGTTCGACCTTGCCGTTGGGCATATCGTTAGCCAATAGGCCACCAGCACGGCGCAATGCAAAGGTTTTCTCATCCAATAGACCACCAAAACCTTGCAATACCGTGGGTGGGTCTACCTGTTTGTCTAGCAATTGCATGATCTGAGTGGTGCGCTTATTCCTCATGTCTTGCAAGAAGATCAAGCGTTGCACTTCTGATTGCCCCCAGTAGTAGTCGTACTGCGGATTGGGAGAAATTTGAACGAAAGGCACTTCTCCTTCCAAGAACATCATCTTGGACGCACGGTCAAAGATTACTACGTTAGGGTCAGCAATCGTGACGCATAGGTAGTCATCAATCTCATCATCGTAAATCCAAAGTTCGTGCATCATCACCGTGTCTTCGGCAATCATAGGCACGTAGCGGTTTACGCCAGTGAGGTTTAAGTTAATGTTTCCGTAGATGGTAGGATTGGTTGCAGACGTAATCACACGATCCATACCTGAAGCATTGTCAGACGTTTCTTGCTGAGAGAAGGTGATGCGGCGCACCAATTCATCTCTCTTGGGATGCGACCACAGCCGTGAGAACAATTCGCTCTTGGTCATGTAGTAGCGCTGAATCATCGCTTCTTGACGATCCGTGTACGGAACGTCTTCACGCAACACGCCAATGGCAGCGGGTTCCACCATGTACGGGTGGATACCATTGCGCCAAACTGGTTTCACAAAGGTGGTGTTGTAGCAAAATGACCAGTTTAGTGCTTGACCAAAGACTTGATCTGCGTTGCTATTTAACCAATAATCGTAGAGCGCCTTAGTTAAAACAGGAACCATGCGCTGATAATCTTCAGACTCGCTTGCCCCAATGTTAATTGAAAAGCGTGTAGAATCTGCTGCATACATAAACGCAGATAGTTGATCTATGTGCGGGAAGATTTTGTTATATTGCGCTGGCGCTTCCTCTGGCCCTGCACCAAACAGGTAGTAGGATCGCAAGCCTTCTGATTCTGTGCGTCTGCTTTCCATAGACACCATGCACTTTTGCATAATGTCCATGTAGAACATCTCGCGTTCTAATGGGTCGGTAGGTATTCTCATTTGTCAATCTTTAGGTTTTGATGGTCAGCAACATAACTGCCAACACGCGGCCCCGTAAGTCTTGATCCTTCTTTCACTGCTCCAATGCCAGATACGTTTTCGCCTCCGACAGAGCGCAAGTTAAAGCCGCCAAGATCACCCGGAGAACCCCATCGCGGAGCAAACGGATTATCTGGTTTAGCAAACCGTGGTGGTTGTGCTTCGCCTTGTTTGACAGACTTCACATCGCTCATCTTAAAGTCCAGTGCAAGTTGTTTCAGGGTCTTATCGCTACCCTTGGTACGATCACTTGTCATACCTACAGGCTGCAAGAAAACCACTTGTACATCGGTACATCCATGAGGACATACCGCTTCACGCGATTCAAAGTACCCGTGAGCCGGACACTTATAGTCGTTCATCACTGCCATATTAGCCCCTTTTTTTCAATGCGTCATCAAGTCGCGGTTTAGAAAAATCGTATTTATTGGTGATTCCTACCTTCATTTTGATGCCCAAGGGGGTCATTTCTATCCCCATCCCGCGCTTCAAAACTGGTTTAGCCCTTGGGTGGTAGTCAATAAACTTGCGCCCCAGAATGTCTATTCTTGGGCCAGCCTCGCCTTTTTCCAAGGCTAGGAGCGCCTTACTTAGTTTGCGCTGAGTCAGTTCAGTAAAGGTGCTTGATCCGTCACGGGTTATGGATTCCATGTGCCGATAGCCTATGGCGGCAAAGGAAGCGAACATACGCATGGTAAATCCGCGCTTACGTTTAGAGCGCATGGCCTCAAGCCTGCGGATGATGTCTTGTTTAGTCAGAACCGTATCCATACCTAAAAGCCAAGTGCCTTGAGGTAGTTATTGACCTGTTTCCTGACTTGCTCTCCTTCAGGATTTGTGGCGGCTGTGTCTTGGGCTTCCTTTTTGACACGGGTAAGCCTTTGGGCAATGAGTCTGGGCTGTACCTGTTCTGCGTAGGCTGCACAGGCCAGCGCTGAAGCAATAACGCGATCATCTTTTCCCCTTCCATACGCTGCAATCGTCCCTTGGTCACGTACTATACCTTTCATCTCATCTAGTAAATCTATGCCATACACGTTACACATACCACGCTCAAAGTAATCCTTGAAGTAATTGAGCATCCGTTCTTTGCTGGAATGAGTGGTAACCCACCCAATGCTGTTGGATACGCCGCCAAAGTTGTCATTACGCCGCCAGAGGTAGTGCTGCATATTGGCTAGTACGTTGTATAGGCTGGCAGCATCAGAGCCTCCCATAGCGGTTGCCTGCCGTTTAAGGTTACGCATCTCGTTAATGACTGCCTGCCCCGGCCCGTTGACCTCAAGGTTTAGGGTTGAGTTCTTATATGCGCCTGCCAAGTAGCAAATAATCCAAGCAAACTGGTAGGTATTGAGTTCGGATGAGCAAAATTCAGCCACCTGATCCAGCCCATCGGCATAACAGCGGTAAACCTGTATGCAAAAGCGGTCTGCCCAATCGGATGAACCGTAGGCAGGGTCAGCACCAATCACGTAGTAGGCTAAGTCGATGGGTTCTTCCCAAATTGTCATCGTTGCAAGCCGTGCGGTAGACTGTAGTAACTCAGTATCCTGAAAGTTTGCCCCCATAGAGAAACGGTAATAGTTAGCGTCTATGGATTTGGCTACTTTCATAGCATCAGTACATCTGCTGGTAGAAAAGAACGATGAGCCTGTCATCACAAAGGCGTAGTCCTCTGTGGGAGGAAACTCTTGGTACATCAAGCCTTCGTCTTTTAGCCCTTCGTGTAACTTCCAACGCCACCAAGCCATTTGGCGGCTATTGATCTCGTAGTTGTAGACCTTTTTAACTTCTCGCGTCCATTCTTTTTCTTCTGCGGATAACTTCCCATCCCAGTAGACGCGGTACACATCAGAGTTTGGGTCAGCAGCATAGAGTTGATTGCGCCACCAGCCACAGAATATGGCTCTTTGTGTACGCGCTCTCTTGGCTGTCACCCACATATCATGGAACATATTGAACCCACGGGCGGTGGACTCGAACATATAGTATCTAAGGGGGTTGGTTTCTGCGAGGGAGGCAAGAAGAGAGGCGAGTCCTTCTTCGTCACCCCAAGAAGAAGTCTCAGTGCCGTGCAAGAAAGTGATACCTTTACCGCGTCCCAGTGTTCCCTTTGACCTTGTGCCAGCGACTTGGTAGAACATTCTGGATCGGTTTTTGAGAACCATCTGGTTTCGGTTGTGGGACATAAGGGGTATCTTGTACTCTTTGGGTAGTCCGTCCATGTACATCTGTAGGGTGCTTCTAAACTGCTCACGGTTTTCCTCCGTATCAGTAGTTAGAGTGCCTTGCATACCGGGGTTTAGGAAGTGCCAATACAAGTCCATAGCAAGGCTGATGGTGGTGATACCTAACTGCCTTCCTTTCAGCACAATAAAGAAATGAATATCGTCTTCTAAGCCTTTGGCTACTTCATCAATCACATAGGTCTGAGTACCTAGTAGGGTTTCCCCCAAGGTAATCATGCCTTGCTCTTTAGATTCAATCTTTAGGTTGCGGCAAAACTGGTAAAACTTCTTGGTGTCAAACTTCAAGATCAATCCTATCTGGGTAAAGGTGGGACAGGTTTTTGTCTTTAATGTAGATTGCTACCATGTCGTGCCATATCGGAGCGCTATCAACAAAGGCTTCTAGCAAGATAGTGTTATATCCATTGTGGTTAGCCCAGTTCATAAGCGCCATGCTTGCGTCTAGCCTAAACCGCCAGCAGTCAACAGGAAAGGCGTGGTGAGGGCCACCAGAGGGTGCATTGATGTAGATCAAGCCATCAGGCTTAGTAATCCTGACTATTTCCAAAAAGGTTAGCCAAAAGAACTCAGAGTGTTCTAGGCATGAAGAAGACACCACAATGTCTACAGACTCAGACTCAAATGGCAAGACGTATGGCTCTTTAAGCACCACATCCACGTTTGCTGCCTCTTTGAAATCTACGCCAACGTACTTAAACCGTTCAGGGGTATAAGACCTAAGACTACCGTTTACGTCTTGGCTACCAATGTCAACTACCACACCACCGTCTTTATGCTTGGCATAGGTTTCAAAAAACCGTTTGCCATTTTTAATGGCTGATTCGTGCATTAGGCTCTCAACAGTATGGTTAGCCCGTGGCAGTTACGAAAGCGCTCATGCACCTGCCACTCAGGGTGTTCCTTTTCAAACTCCTCAATGGCAGGCCAAAGCCCACGGTCAGGTGAGCCATCATCAACCTCGTTCTTAAACCCCCAAGGGGCATCGGTGTCGTGCATGATGATGTACTTCTTAGCCTTCTCATGGTGGAGCGATAGTTCTAACTTCAACTGCCCATAGGTATGGAGCGTATCGATAAAAAGTAGGTCACAGGTAGGTATCTCAATGTGGCGGGAATCCGCCTGCTTAAACTCGATGCTGATGTCAGAGAGTTTGCAGAGTTCCTCTAACTTAGGGTTTTGGCAGGCGTTAATATCCAAGTAGAGCATCCACTTGCCTTTGTAGGGGCTGGCTTCCAAACCAGCAGCCAAGGCGTAGGCAGAGCAGCCGCCTCTTACCCCCATCTCAACTACCGATGAACACTCTTGTGCGTAGTCTCTAAGGGTGGTGAAGTGTTCCCACATATCTGTACAGTGGGGCGCAATCTGAGGCAAGACCTTATTTAAGTTTGACAATTTTTAGATACTCCTGACCCCAAGGGTGATTAACCATCAGTTTATATGTTTCAGCGTGTATACCGCAGTAAGGATAGTCTCCATTAGGTTTAGAGTTTTCCTTATGGCTTTTCATGCAGCGCCAAAAGTAATCCTTATCAATATTGACCGCCTGCTTGAACCAAGCCTCGGCAGTCTTCTTTACATCAATCCCCCGCACAGACTTACTCATTTGTCTAACTCGGCAAATATCAAACCAAACACAAAGCCAGTAAAAGCACCTAACCCAAATACCGCTACCATCACAGCCATCTATTGCTCTTCCATTGGCACATCCCGCCACTCACCCTTGACCATATGGGTTGGCCCCATCTTCACATTGGCCTGATTACTCCACCACTGCTGGAGCGTGTACTCCTTACCGTTCTTAACCCATCTTAGTTTGGCAGTAGGTTCTAATTGATCTGCATAACTCATGACACCCTCCAGACCCTAACCCCGTCATTCTCCTTACGGCAGATAAACTTCCTCTCCAACCGCTTACTCTGCCTCCTATTGGAGTTGCAAAGGGACTGCATACTGATTCCAGTAACCCAGAACGACTCCCCCACCTGCAACTGCTCATAAGGGTAGTTATGCCTCTTAATCGGCTGCGGTATAGGCACATCCTTACTCACTTCATACACCTGTTGCATACGTCCTCCTTAAACGATATGTGCAAATACTACACGAAATATAGCGTGTAGGGAAAACCTGATTTTTCCTTGGGGCGGGGGGCGTTATGGGTCGCGCATCCACAAGGGGCGAAACCCAATCGAAAGCCAAATTTAAGCGGATCAATCGATATCGAATCGATGCAATGCATGACGCATATGCGTTTAGGTTTACGTCTAGCGCTTGCATAGGCGTTACCCCATAGCGGTTCACACTATGGCATGGGAATTCCCTGAACGCGTGGAGCGCGATTAGGATCAATCCCCATAGATATCGCTAGAACCCCGTTAGTACCTATATATAGACTATAGGTTACACCTATTATAAGACATATATAGATTAGAAAATACAATGTATGACATATAGGAAACGTAAACGTTCTACGCATATATGCCGTTATATAATTACATTTCCTAATCAATATATAGGGGTAACAAAATGCACAAAACGCTTGTAAACCACGCATTAAATTATGAGAGCAATCCGCTAACGCTTAGATCCACTATCGCGCTATATGGCACGCGCTATGCCTATTGGAAACTGCGCGACATGGGCGCTTCACGCTATGCCGCCATTCGATCAATCTTTTTTGCTAAAGGGGTCAAATAACATGGACATTGCACAAGTAATTACTGATCGGATCATTACTGAATTAGAAAACGGCACTGCCCCATGGGTTAAACCATGGAAAAACGTTAGAAATGGCAAGCACAACGGCCAACCATGGAACCCTGCTAGCGGTACAGTCTATCGTGGCGCTAACTGGACATTCTTGACCCTTATGGGTTCTACCTTTACCAGCAATGCATGGGTTACGTTCAAACAAGCACAAGCACTGGGCGGCAATATCAAAACAGGCGAAAAGGGTACTCCCATTGTTTTCTGGAAACCCTTGGCTGTAAAAGATAAGACTAACCCCGATCAAATAACGCACGTGCCTATGCTTAAACACTACTACGTGTTCAATCTAGATCAATGCGAAGACGTTTCCCTACCAGTACGCGAAGAGATAGCGCCCGAATCATGGGAGCCATGCGACAAGGCACAAGCGCTAACCGATACTTTGAAACTATCCGGCGGCCTGCATCATGGCGGAAATGAGGCGTTTTTCCGCCCGTCTAATGATTCGATCCATATGCCGGAAAAGGCCCAGTTTTCTAGCCGGGAAAACTACTACGCTACCCTATTACATGAGGCGATTCATGCTACAGGCCATGAATCACGCTTGAATCGTGAAAAGGGTAAGCGCTTTGGCGATCATGCCTACGCCTATGAGGAACTAATCGCGGAACTTGGCGCGGCCATGCTTTGCGCTCATTGCGGCCTAGACGGGGATTTACGCCATGCGGCCTATATTGAATCATGGCTCAAAGCGCTCAAGAATGACAAAAAATTCATTATTAGCGCGGCAGGTAAAGCGCAGGCCGGTATGGATTGGCTAATAAATGGCGGCAAAGCAAAGCAAGAATCTAGCGAAGAAATGCCGTTAGCGGCCTAGTTTCCGGCCTTTTATCCCTTGCCCTACGTGGTAGGGGATAACGGGCCGGGAATTGTCCCGGCATTTCCTAAGAGAGGTTTTCACTATGTTTACCTATATTGCATTCTACAAGGGGAAAGAAATAACCGTTGAAGCGCTGCGATCCTATGACGCGCAATTGATAGCGGCGAAACAATTCAAAGCAAAAAAGTCTTACGAAGTAACCGTTATTCTTGCCGCTAAGATGAATGGCGATCCAGTGATTCACGATCCGGCTATTCTATAACCCAATAAAAGGCCCTCTACGGGCCTTTTTCATACCGGCTAATGGTAAGGCATAGACTAGCGTCTAGCGGCCTTACTATGGCCTTATATGGCCCGTCCCCGATATAGTGCCTGTGCATATGCTCTGCACGCAATGTCATTTCTTGAATCTATTCCCTGTTTTCCAAAAATGAGATTGCATTTTCTATGGCAAAAAAAATCAGGATTTGGTTTTTAGGGCATTGCACTTTGCGATTGTCCTAAATTTAAGATTTAGGATTTCACACGTTCACATACTCCGCCTGCTGATCCGTTGGGTAGGCCGACTGCGAGGCCCAAGTTATCCACACCCCAATCCAAACCTATAGGCTATATGTTTTGTAATCTAGGTAAGGGCGTATAGTATACGTTCTATATTTATAATATATGTCCTATAGTATACGCCCGTAATAAGACGTATATAGGATATATCCCAAAGTTAGTTATCCTTATGTTATCCTTTGGTTATCCACAACCAAGGAGCAGCCATGAAAATGTGCAAGTCGTGCCAAGAAATTAAGTACGTAACAGAGTTTTACCAGCGATATACAACCGTAGATGGCCTGTATTCAATCTGTAAAACCTGCCACAAAGCCAAGACCGCAGCGCGTAAAAAGACTCATCCAAACGGCAGGTCAGTTTCGGTTCCAAACCGTTGCGTACCCCATTGGCTAACCGATGGAGATTGGCAAGAGATCAAGGCCATTTACCTACAGGCTGTACATTTAACGCAGGCCACAGGGTCAAGATATGTTGTCGATCATATCTACCCCCTACGTGGCGCTACCGTGTCTGGGCTACACGTTCCCTCTAACCTGCGTGTTGTATCAGAGAAAGAGAATCAAAAAAAATACAACAAAGTTCTTGACAGTGCATAAACATGGGTATACGGTTCATATCGTGTAGACGTTTACACATACCTAATCAACGGAGGTTAACCATGAATGTACAGCGTGAATATACGATTCAAGAAGCGATGAATGTAGCACTGCAAAGCCTAGTGGTAGAGCGTCAATTGGCTGAGAGATTGCATCGAATCAGACAAGAGGCTAACGAGGTAGCAGACCTACTTACCAAGGCCAAGGAACGGAGATTGCAGTTAGACCAAGAAGCAAGACTAGACTAATCAATCAGGGGGCTGATATGAGAAATACTGATCCAATGTTGTTTGACCTTGGCAGTCATGTAGTGCAGATGAATAGGTTAATGACTGAGTTAAATAGACTTAGCCGCAATGCCTACAAACCAAACTGGCAAGACATCGATGGGGTAGCCACAGAGATACGGCACCATTGCTCAATGATCCAGCGCATAGTCGATGAGGTGGCTAAATGAACCCCTCTAACTATGATTGGTGGCTGAGAACCCAACAGGCAGCAGACGCGGCTCAGGGCATAGCGTGGGCTGTGATGATATTCTTTATCATCGTGGCTATCTTGATCTGGAGGGGCGAGAAATGAGAGTTTTAGTCACTGGTGGTGCCGGATTTATTGGGCATCACGTTATTGCTTACTTGCTAGAGCGCACAGATTGGCAGGTCATAAGCCTTGATCGGCTGGATTACTCAGGCAATCTGAACCGTTTAAGCGATGCGCTAAAGCAAATGCCTCAAGCGACAGGGCGCGTCAAGGTGGTTCACCACGACCTCAAAGCGGCTATAAATCCACACGTAGCCGCCCATATTGGGAAGGTAGACATCATCTTGCACCTAGCGGCTGGAAGCCATGTAGACCGATCTATTGACCATCCGCTTGAGTTTGCGATGGATAACGTCATAGGAACGGTGAATATCCTAGACTTTGCCCGTACCCAAGACCTAAAGCGCTTTATCTACTTCAGCACCGATGAGGTGTTTGGGCCAGCACCGGAAGGGATCAAGTACAAGGAGCGTGACCGCTACAACTGCACCAATCCTTACTCCGCAAGCAAGGCAGGTGGTGAAGAGTTTGCCGTGGCCTATCAGAATACATACGGTCTACCGATATACATTACACACACCATGAACGTATTTGGTGAGCGTCAATCGCCAGAGAAGTTCATCCCAATGTGTATCCGTAAGGCATTGGCAGGCGAGACAATCACTATCCACTCCAATGCGGATAAGAGCAAGGCAGGTTCTAGGCACTACATCCATGCAAGAGAAGTAGCAGACGCATTGCTATTTTTGCTCACCAATAATCCTGAAATTGAGAACGATTACGGTGGTGCCAAATGCCCGAAGTTCAACATCGTTGGCAGCGAGGAATGGGATAACCTGATGATGGCTGAAGCCATATCCATGATTCTGCATAAGAAACTGTCCTACGAAATGGTGGACTTTCACTCCAGCAGGCCCGGACACGACCTGAGATATGCCTTGGATGGCTCATTGATGGAGAGTCTTGGCTGGAAGCCAAAGAGCGTGACCGATACACTTTGGCGCGTTTGCGGCTGGTTTAGGGAGAATAAAAAATGGCTATGAAGAAACTATGTTGGGCTTTGCAGTACCAGCGTGGCTTTGTACAAGACTTGTCTGACCCTACACAGCCACTCAAGACCCTGCTATTTCGTACCCGTAACCACGCCGCTGCATGGCTTGAAGACAACCCCTACTGGGTTAAACTCAAGGCTATACCAGTGCGTGTGAAGGTCACGATAGACGAGGTGTAAACGTGTATGAGGCATTGATTGGCATAGGTTTTATTGTGCTGGTCATCTATTTGGGAATTAGGATTGGATATGGAGAAGAACGTGACACCGATAGTCATAGCGACAAAGGGCAGTAAAAGCATCAATGTACTGTTGGCAAGTATTGAGCAGTACGTTCCACGGGAAACACAGGTTTACGTCTACGGCGATTGGAATACGATCCAGTGTTGGGACTTTGTGAAGTGGATAGGGGAAAACGATAAGGACAATTTCGGAGATTCCTTTAACCACGCCATAACCCAAGTCTTTCTGGATGGGCATGAGACAGTCATCATGGCTAACGATGACGTAGTTCTTGACCCCAATACCTACTGGCTACTGACTCATGACAGGGTTATCCTGAAGCAACAGGGGCATAAGGTGGGCTTTGTATCTGCCCGTAGCAACATGGCTACCATGCCTCAGAACATTAGGTTTAAGCAAGAAACCGACCAGTGGGCAGGCATGAAGTGGGCAAGCGAGGAAACCATTGCACAAGTGGAATGGACTGCTCCATTGTTTGCTAGTGTGGACAAGGAAGGCTGGCCCGGATTCCCGCCGATCAACTTCTACTCAGACAACGTGGCCTGCGCTGACATGGCAGACAACGGGTTCAAACACTTCTTATCCCGTGCCTACGTTCACCACGTGGGTAGTAGCACAATCGGGCGTGGCTTTGGCTCTGACAGCAAAAACACAATGGAAGCAGAAGATTGGCTTAAACTTAATAGACCTATCTTGCATAAACGATATTTCCTTGGTAGTATTTAATTTCGCTAATTTATGAGGGGGCTGATATGGCACTAAGCGAAGCAGACTTGGCAGTACGCGATCAGGCTATCTGGTCATCAGATGCAGGCATGATTGCAGAAGGTAAGGGTGGAGAGGTTTACCTTACCAAGATTGGGCAGCGGGAAAAGCCTGATCTATCAGACGTAGAACCAGTACAGATGGGCTTGCACCTGCAAGAACCAATCATGCGGATCGCAGCAGGCCGATGGGGTTGGGAGTTCAAAGACGCAGACTATGCGCTCAGACACCCAAAGCACAACTGGCTGGCATCCCACTTTGACTACATCTCATCCGATGGCAAGACGCTCTACGAGGTCAAGAACCTCGGCGTACACCAGCGCAAGAAGTATGGCGATGATGGCACTGAGATGGTTTCTGAGAAGTATCGCGCTCAGTGTATGCACGAGCAGATTGTGCATGAGGGGGTGCAGAACATAGTCTTGGTGGTTCTGTTTGGCGGTCAAGAGTTATGCCACTTCCCGCAAAACTTCACACAACTAGAGGCAGAGGCTCACATCCGGGCTATGGCTGAGTTCTGGGCGCAGGTGCAGACTAAAAACTGGAACCCGCAGACGATGGCTGACGTTACCAAGGACATCTACAAGGTGGATGATGGTCAGGACATGGTAGCCAATGCTGCGCTTGAGTTAGCCTGCCAGCAGTTAGGGCAGATCAAGGCCAAGATGAAAGAGTACGAAGAGGCCGAGGAAGGCTTGAAGGAAATGATTCAAGCAGCCATGCTGTCCAAGGCTACATTGAAAGCCTTTGATGGCTCGATCCTAGCCACTTGGAAAACCAGTAAGTCTAGTAAGAAGTTCAATGCTGAGTTGTTGAAGAAGGCATTGCCAGAGACTTATGAGAAGTTCGTAGTAGAACAACCCGGATCACGCCGGTTCTTAATCAAATGAGGGGCTAAATATGAGTAACGTAATCAGTATGCCAAAGGGTGAAGTCGCTGTTATTGATCCAGCGATTATCGAATCTATCGTAACCAAAGGGGACTTGTCGGGGCTAAACCAAGTTCAGAAGGTGCAGTATTACAACTATCGCTGCAAGCAGATTGGCCTAGACCCTAGCGCCAAACCGTTTGACCTGCTGAACCTATCAGGAAAGCAGGTGCTATATGCCAACGCGGGAGCCACGCAACAACTCTGTAACCTCCATCGACTCTCAACTCAAATTACGAATAAAGAACGGGTGGATGATATTTACGTTGTCTCGGTCAGAGTTACCGGGGCTGATGGACGCTCTAGCGAAAATCAAGGCGCTGTTAGCATCGGAGGACTTAGAGGG